AGTTAGAAGAGAAGCAGTCGCTATGCCGATGAATAGACTGATACAAGGCAAGCCTGGTTTCCTAGTCAATAGAAAATGTCTTAGACTAAGAAAGTCACTATCCGGTGGCTATCACTTTACCAGGGTAGCTGTAGGGGCTGGTCAGGAAAGATTCAGAGATAAACCAAATAAAAATGAACATTCCCATGTTGGCGATAGTGTTGGTTATTGTCTGCTGGGTGGTGGTGAGATGAGAAGAATGACTAGAGGTAATAAATCATACAGCCAACCATTTGTAGCCAAAACCGACTTCAACGTATTTGCATAGGTGATTTATGTTTACATCAGAAGAATTAATGGAAGTTATGAAGATAGATGGTATCTATCTCAGGATAGTTCCCTTTCATCCAAGACACATGCATATGACTGAGTTCCGAGATGTTGATCAGGAAATTATAGAAGGCTATGGAAGGCCACATATAGAAGATTATTCAGTCGATGGTTTAGGATATACAGTGATCTATAAAGGCCAGGTGTATGCAATCTTTGGTATCTATCCCTTATGGAAAGGTGTAGCCGAAGCCTGGATGCTTCCCTCAAAAAATTTAACAGATATAAAACTTACTTTTCATAAAGGTGCTTTGAGGTTTTTTCGCTATGCACCAGCTAAATTAAAGCTTCATAGACTTCAGACCTATGTTAGGACTACAAATTACCGAGCAATAAAATGGATGGAAGCATGTTACTTTCATAGAGAGGGATTATTGAAAAGATATGGCCCTGATATCAAAGACTATTATGCTTATGGGAGATTATACGAATGAGTGCAGTTACTAGACCAATAGGAAGAGCATTAGGTTTATCTAGAACACCAGCCCCACCAGGGCCATCTGAAGAAGAGCTTGATAGAGTTTCAGAAAGAGAAAGACGAGCAGACGAAACTGAGAGAGATGAGAGAACAAAATTAGCATCTCAAAGGATAGCCAGGCGAAGAGGTAGCCGAAGAAACATGTTGATGTCAGACATGAGAGATAATCCAACAGTCGGTGTAGAAGCTCCTCAAAGAACATTAGGACCAGGTAGAAATCCAAGAGCATGAGATCATATCCTCGCAATCCTAGAAAGTTTGAAAAGCAACTACCTATATGCCCTATCTGCAAAGTTGCTATGGCCAAGGTTGAAGAAGGTGATGAGGTAGAGTTTCAATGTCCAGCTTGTAAGTTAAAAACAGATGGTAGCTAAAAAATATCAAAATCCAAAAGGTGGGCTGAATGAAGCTGGTAGAAAGTTTTTTAAAAAAACAGAAGGAGCAAATCTAAAACCACCTTTGAGTAAAGGAACTAACCCAAGAAGAATATCTTTTGCTTCTAGGTTTGCTGGCATGAAAGGTCCAATGAAGGATGAAAAAGGAAGGCCTACAAGAAAGGCTCTAGCCTTAAAAAGATGGGGATTTAGATCGGAAGAAAGTGCGAGAAACTTTTCGAAAAGGCATAAAAAAACATGACAAAATTAAATCCAAAAGACCTTAAAAAAAGATATGAACAAGCTGATCGTCAGAAAGCTCACTGGAGATCAATATACGAAGATGCCTACAGATATGCCCTACCCGATAGAAACCTATACGATGGATACTATGAAGGCAATGTTCCTGGACAAGATAAAATGTCTAGAGTGTTTGATTCAACAGCAATTCAGTCTACACAAAAGTTTGCTAACCGAATACAATCAGGTCTGTTTCCTCCCCAGCAATCTTGGTGTAGACTGACCCCAGGAGAAGAAATACCTGAAGAACGACAGATAGAAGTTCAACAAATCCTAGATAAATATTCAGAGCAGATGTTCTCAGTCATGAGACAATCTAGGTTTGATATGGCTATGGGTGAGTTTCTTATGGAACTGGCTATAGGAACTGCTGTTTTACTTATTCAGCCCGGAGATGATGTTGAGCCTATAAGATATACTGCAATCCCTACATTTTTGATTTCATTCGATGAAGGTCCAAGAGGTAATGTTGAGAGGATTTACAGAAGGTTAAAGAGACCTTTTGAAGTTTTAGACCAAGAATTTCCTGATATTAAAATCCCACCAGCTATGAAAAGCAGATACGAACAAGACCCAACTGAAATGGTCGAGATGATTGAAGGAACATACTACGATAAAACAAGTGGCAAGATACATTATCAGATTATCTCACAAAGTGGAGATGAAGAGCTTGTATATCGAGAACTTAATAGTTTCCCCTGGGTAGTCTCACGATACATGAAAACTGCTGGTGAAAGATATGGAAGAGGTCCGGTACTAACTGCCCTACCTGACATCCGGTCACTCAATAAAGTTAAAGAATTATCTTTGAAGAATGCTAGTTTATCTATCGGTGGTGTTTTTACTGCAACTGATGATGGTGTTCTCAATCCTAATACAGTTCGTATCGTGCCAGGGGCAATCATACCAGTAGCTAGAAATGGTGGTCCAGCCGGAGCATCTTTGACACCTCTACCAAGAAGTGGTGATGCTAGTCTTACTCAGTTTACCAGTAATGATCTTATATCATCCATCAAGACAATTATGCTGGATGAAAGTCTGCCACCGGATAATATGTCAGCCAGATCAGCAACAGAAGTTCAGGAACGTATCAAACAGTTATCGCAGAACCTGGGATCAGCATTTGGAAGATTGATATCTGAAACTATGTATCCGATTGTTAGGCGAACTCTAGAGGTTATGAATGATCTAGGAATGATAGAACTGCCTTTGAAGGTCAATGGACTGCAAGTCAAGATCACCCCTACTGCTCCCCTTGCTATGGCTCAGAACATGGAAAGAGTAAACGAAGTTATGAACTTTATGAGAATAACTCAAAGCTTAGGACCACAAGGACAGTTATATTTAAATCAAGAAAAAGCTATGGACTTTATAGCTGACAATCTTGGTATACCGGCAAGCTTGAGAACTACACCTCAAGAACGTCAGGCACTAATAGAACAAGCTACACAAATAGCACAACAACAAGGAATGTTAGATGGATCAGAACCAGGCACAGAAGATCAGATACCTCAACAGCAATAATGGCTGGGATGGGATTGATGATCCCGAAATGGTTTTTAGCAATGAACCTAGTGAAATAGATAAAGTTTACATGAGAGTGTTTTCATCAGAAGAAGGTCAAAAAGTATTGAATCATTTACGTTCAATTACCATAGATCAACCGGCCTGGACACCTGGCAGCGATGCTTCTTTTGGATATTCAAGAGAGGGGCAAAACTCGATTGTAAGAGAAATTATTCAACGTATGAGGAGATGCAATAATGAATGATGAAAAAGATGTAGCTCAAGAAACTACTCAGGAGCAAGCTACTGGCCTTATGGCAGAAGAAGCTCAGAACATAGAAAGCGAGGACAACAATGTCGAAGAAGAAGGAATCTCTCACATCCAAAATGAAGAAGCTGGAGCAGAAGAGGAACTTGGAGAAGGCGAAGTCTATGAAAGGCCGGACTGGTTTCCCGAAAAATTTTGGGATGAAAAAGATGGTCCAAACATTGAGAACATGGCTAAAAGCATTAATCACCTGGAGAAGAAGTTAGGTGAGACAGCACCGGATGAATATGATTTATCTGAGGTACAAGTTGATCCAAATGACGAAGTAGTCAAAGCTGTTCTAGAGTTTGGCAAAGAAAAACAATTATCAAATAAATCTATTACTGGATTAATCAATAAAGTGATTGAGGTCACTGGTGGTATGGAGCAAGAAGCTGAGTTTGATGTACAAAAAGAAAGAGAAAAGATAGGACCGAATGCTTCTGAGATTATCCAATCAAATGTACGTTGGAATCAAAAGATGCTAAATGATGGTACATTCAACCAATCTGATTATCAAGAAATAGAAATGCTTGGTGGTACTGCTGAAGGCATAAGAGTTATTCAAAAGCTTAGAGGTATGATTGGAGAACAAGAAATACCTACAATCTCAATACCAGGCGATAAACCTGACAAAGATGAGTTGCGAGCTATGGTAGCTGATCCTAGATATCAAACTGATCCAGTGTACAGAAAAGGTGTTGAGAGAAAGTTCAATGAAGCTTATGGCACATAATATTTCTGTATAAATACTAGATATGTATTCTAGGCTTTACAAACTACTATATCTTGGTGTATCGTCTAATTAGATCGATAACTCTCGTCAGCCGATCATACTTGTAAAAAGTTGAGGTCGGATTTTCCGGTAACCAAAACGATGTAATAATTTAACTATGGAGAAGTCTTTATGGCTACAACTTTAAGTCCAGCGTTTGTAACGCTGTTTGAAGCTGAGGTTCATCAAGCTTATCAGGCATCTGCCACTCTAAGAAATGTTGCTCGTATGAGAACTGGAGTGGAAGGTAGCACTGCTAAGTTTCCAATCTTGGCTAAAGGTTCAGCTTCTGTAAGAACACCTTCTACAGATGTTGTGCCACTCAATGGTACATTTTCAAGTGTAACTGCAACTCTTGTTGATTACATTGCTTCTGAGTATTCAGACATATTCAACCAGGCAAAAATCAACTTTGATGAAAGACAAGAGCTTGCAAAGTTAGTTGGAAATGCAATAGGAAGAAGAGAAGATCAAATCATTATTGATGCATTGATAGCTGGTTCTGCCGGCACTACAGTGGCTAACACTGTTGTGACTTCAGGTTCTGCAAGTGCTTCAGATTTGAATGTAGGAAAGATAATCGAAGCGAAAAAAGGTATGGATGCTAAGTCAGTACCACCTACAGATCGTCACATGATTATCCATGCCAACTCACTGGCATCATTGCTTGGAGATGAAAGAGCAATCTCAGCAGACTTTGCTCAGGTCCAGGCTTTAGTCAGAGGTGAAGTAAACTCATTTATGGGTTTCACTATGCACATGATTGGTGATCGTGATGAAGGTGGACTTCCAAAAGATGGGTCTAACGACAGAACTTGTTTAGCATTTCATAGAGATGCTATCGGTTGTGCTGTTGGTATCCCACCTAAAACAGAGGTCAACTACATTCCTGAGAAAACTTCCTTCTTGGTAACAGCAATGTATTCAGCCGGAGCAATCGTAATAGATGCGAATGGTCTTGTTGATATAACTTGTAGGGAGAGTTAATCATGGCATTTAGTAGAACTGGATGGAATCCAATTGGTGGTCAATCCAAAAAAGGAGTAGCCCCACAACTATTTACTTACACAACAACTGATGCAGTAACTGCTATCGATGCTTCAGGATACTTCAATGATGTATCAGATGATGTAAGTGTAGGTGATGTCATAATATCTGTAACAAGTACTGGTGGTACATTAGCATCATCAATTCATACTGTAGTGTCAAATGCTTCAGGTGTGGTTGATATATCTGATGGAACATCAATTTCTCAGACAGATAGTGACTAACAACTAAAAGGCGAGGATATGGCTGAAGGCGATACTGACGTAAGCATTTGTTCACAAGCTCTCCTTCTACTTGGAGCAAATCAAATCACATCGTTTGCAGACGGCACAGCCCCTAGCTCAGTCTGCTCAGTGCTGTATCCTCGTGTCAAAGCACAAACCCTGGGAATGTATCCCTGGTCTTTCACTCTTACAAAACAGCAATTAGGACAGCTTACAACAGCACCTACAAATGTTTACTTACATGCTTATCAATTACCATCAGATATGTTCAATGGAGTTCCAAGGGCTGTCTATGCTTCTTTATCAACTGGTACACTACCTAAGATTACTGACTATGAAATCCAGGGTGATCAATTATTTACAAATGAAACAACAATAGTTCTAGATTATCAAAAGCTTGTATCTGAAGTTGATATGCCGTCATACTTTGTGCAGATGCTGGTTTATCAGATGGCCTGGCATTTAGCCGAGCCGGTCACAGATCAGACTACC